TAAGGTATCATACTTTGAGTAAAAAAGAATATTTATTTTAATGTTTTATTTTGAGTTATTCGTGTTATAGTATTTACAGTTAAGAAAACACAAGCAAGCAAAGGCAACGCATCATGTCAGACACATTTCAAATCATTGGCGGTTACGATCTCCGCCGCAGCACATCTACAATCGCAGCCAGAGACGCTCATGCGATGGCAAGAGAGTCTAACAAACGCGCTGGTATCACTAAACCACGCGCCCAAAAATCCCGCTCACTACAAGAGATTAGCGATCGCGCTGGTTCCTTGGGTGTAGAGATAGAGATCAAGGGGAAAGAAATCACGCTTTTCCCTCCAAAGTTTAATGAACTAGGTAAACAGATTGGTAATAATCATGGTGATTACTACACGACCACAAAAGCAAATGCTTGGCAAGTGCTAGATGAAATCTCCCTAGAGATTGTCAAAGCTAAAAGCGATGCAGCGATCGCCACTGAAGCTAAGCAAGCATACGAAGATCTGCTTCCTGCTACCCCTGCTATTTGCGAAACCGTAGCCAAGCAAGCTTATCAAGAGCCTTTGCCAGTTATTGATCAATGGGAGCTAGATCGCGCCGCTCGTATCGCAACACAAGGTGCATTGACAGCCGATGACTTTGCTTCTACCTACACAAGGCGCGAAACTTTGGCGATGACGCTTTTACTCTGTCGGGTCGTTACGGTTGCGGAGCATTAATCTAATGCACCAACCATCACAACAAGTGCGCTACCAAGGCGCGATCGCCACAATAATCGACACTCTAGACAACGTCGCAGGATACGATTATTTGATCCGCTGTGGTAATAGGATTGAAAGACCCGTCAAAGAAGAAGAGCTAACGGAGGTAGAAGTATGACCCCTTACGATTATTACCATCAACAAATGGTTTACTGGCTGTCCGTCGCATTCTTATCGCCTATTATTTGGGCGATCGCTATTAACATTAATCCACACAGGTAAAACAATGTCAGCTATCACAACTATTTCTACTCAATCAAGCATCACTCAGCATTTTAATACTGAACAAATGAAGGTACTGCAAGAGCAGCTAGCTCCTAAGTGCTCACCATCTGAATTGCAGTATTTTATTGAAGTCTGCAAAATCACTGGAATGAGTCCATTTACTCGTGAGATCTATGCAATCTCTAGAGAGACTTGGAACCCAGAGACACAGCGCAAAGAGCCAAAAATGTCGATCCAAGTATCGATTGATGGACTTCGCAAACGCGCTGCTAATTCTGGATACTATGACGGCTCTACAACTTTTTGGTGTGGAGAAGATGGCAATTGGTTGGAAGTGTGGTTAAAATCAACACCGCCAAGCGCTGCTAAAACTGTTGTATATCGTAAAGGTTGTGGGCAACCATTCACAGCCGTCGCTCGTTTTGACGCTTACAAACAAGACTTTAAAGGCAAGCTTTCAGGGCTATGGGAGAAAATGCCCGACATCATGATCGGTAAATGTTCCGAGGCTTTAGCGCTCCGCAAAGCATTTCCAGAGCAAACGGCTGGCTTGTACGCATCTGAAGAGATGGATCAAGCTAGCAATATTACCCCACAAGCTCAACCAGTCAGCATTCCAAAGCCAGAAATCGCGACGGGATGGGATGAAAAGCTATGGGCAATCTTTGAGAAAGGCGTAAACAAATGCGCCACAGTTGAGGATCTGGAAAAGCTTATAGCTTGGGTTGCAAAAAGCTCTAGTAAGTACGAGCCTAGCCAAGATCAGCTTTCAATTATCACTAATATTCTTGGTGATTTGACTAAGAAATTTAATCAGGAAGTTGCCTCTCAACCCGTGAAATCCGCACAAGCTGAACCCGAAGAAGTAGAGCTGGATAAAATCCGCAATCCTATAGACGCTGACGATTTTTAACCACACTCACAGGCGGCGCAATGCCGCCTAAACATTATGCAAGAACTACTACAACAAGTTCTAGGGCGCTACGAACACGAATCCCATCCCATCTCTAGTTTTATTCGCAACTACAAGGATCGCACTATAGAAAAGCTGGAAGATATGATTTTAGATTTTCAAGCGCTTTACCAATTCCGCGATCCTGATATTGAGAGAGATGATTTAATCTCTTTTGAAGATTGGCTAATATTTGGTCTTTGGGAACCATGCGATCAAACTGATTTCTTGGCTTACCTCACTATTAAGATTGCGGTTGCGAGGAGTTGATTATGTTTCTACTAACAGTAATCGGGCTTTGCCTACTCCTTCTAGCTATGTTTTTGTTTCTGTTTTGGCTTGGCTACGCTATTGGCAAAAGAAGCACTATTGGCAAAAGAAGCAGATGAGCGATAAGAAATTTAAACTCGTCCGCACCATCCGCAAAGATGAAGATGTAACCAAGCTCACCGCCCGACTTGACGTACTACGCCTCATGATGGAACGCCATCAAGAGCAGAATCCTAGCTACGATTATGCGATCGTAGACGAACAAGGCAACCCCGCCGAACTAGCTGATTTCCTTGAATCAGAGCTAGCTCATCCCGTGGCTAGGGCTGATCGGGTGAAAGAAGAGAAGAAAGAGCAGTACAAAAAGGAAGTAGTCAAGAGGTTGAAGCGATGCTAAGTACAATCAAAGTGTCTGTAACCGCCGCGCACATCGCCGACGCAAAGTATCCTAGTAAGTCACCATTAGCTCTTGCCTTGCGAGAGATGGGGTATACCGATACCCACGTTACCCATCACTTTGCATATATCGGCAACAAAGTTTATGCATTGCCAGAATCAGCGATCGCATCAGAGCGTTGTTTTGATTTCCTTACTAAAGGCGGATCATCGCAGGGTGAGATTGCTGAAAATATTTTTGCTTATGAGTGCAAGTTAGTGGAGCTAGTGCAATGAGTAAAAAAACATTTACAGCATTATTTGCTGGTGGCGGTGGTACAGATTTAGGGGCGATCGCCGCAGGACTAGAACCATGTGAATCAGTGGAATACGATCCTGCGATCGCTGAAGTTCACAAGGCAAATATAAACGACAAAATGCATGTTGCCAATATCCTTGATTGCGATCCGTATCGCTTTGAAAAGCCTGATATCCTTCATGCTAGCCCAGTCTGTAAGCAATTTAGCACAGCTAATGCTAACAAAGGCGAAGCACAACTTGATATCGACTGCGCCCGAAAGGTAGCAGAATTTATCCAAGTGCTACAGCCTAAGCATTTTACTCTTGAGAATGTGGAAGCTTACCGCAAATCCAAATCGTTCCATTTAATTGTTGAGATGCTTCATAAGCTTGGATATTTCTGTAATTGGCAAGTACTTAACGCTGCTGATTTTTCTGTCCCTCAGTCGCGCCGCCGATTAATTTTAATCGCTGTAAAAGACGGCTTTATACCATCGTCGCCACTGCCTGAAAAGCATATCGGATGGTACGAGGCGATCACTGATAAGGTGCATGATTTGCCTGATAGCAAACTTGCGGATTGGCAGTTAAAAAGGTTGCCTAATGCAATTCAAGAGTCTTTATTGACTGAATTACAAAACACTTCTCGATTAGCTACTACAAAAAAAGCTAAAGAGCCTTGTTTCACTATTACCGCAGGAGTTTGTAGACGACCTATATCCATCCCTCAAGCAATCCTGATCGAAAACACAGGAGCAAGAAGCGATCGCGAATTACAAACACGAGAGGCAACAGAGCCGTGTTGGACGCTGAGGGCTATGGGTCAAGACGGGCATTATCACAGAGCTAATGCCATATTAAACACTCGTATCGTAGCTCTAGACATTGCTTGCTTAGCTCGTTTACAGTCGTTTCCTGATAACTATCAGTGGAGTGGCAAAAAGTCATTAGATGGCAAAATTATCGGCAACTCAGTACCACCCCTGATGTATCAAAAGATTTTGCAATCGATCATTCAATAGTCCCCTATTGTAACCAAATATTAAGATGTAAAATAAACCCTTTGAATGTATTGACAATTCAAAGGGTTTATTTTAATATATATTCATGGCTGAGAGAGAAAGCCGCAAACACAAGTAACACAAAGGAGATAACGCATCATGGCACATTTTTATATCAAGAACCAAGGCATTTATTTTAAGTCGGAAGAAAATAGTGATGAACGTTTCCTAAGCGGATTAACTGATCGTATTCATCAAGATGCTAAAGAGGCAATTGAAGCTTGGCAAAATGAATTTGATGATCAAGATCTTGATTATGCAAATACTGACTGGCTTGACGAAGCGTTTCAAGTAAAACCACTTGAAGATGATGACAAAGAAGTTGAAGCTTTTGAATCTGATATTCCTAAAGAATTGTTTATTCAACTTTTTGAAAAAGAAGTAAACGTCATTCGTTAAATTAACTAGCGTTTCGCGGGTTCGCTACCCGATTCGTAAAAGGATAAAGCATCATGGACAACTTATTAGAAATTTGCTATTCAATTCTTTTTGGCTTTTGGCGAGTGAATCAAAATTTTAGCTGGTGGCTATTTTGTATGAGTTTTTCTTCTTTCGATTCTCGCAATCGTTTAATTGCTCGTTTATGGGAAAAGCTAAGCGACTATGACTAAATCCAAAGGCATCGGACGAGGCGGCGCTAGACCAAACACTGGTAAAGCAAAAACCTTTTTCCGATTCAAAGCCATTCCTGAGAATCTATCACTGCTTAACAATTGGAAAGAGCTAGGCTACGAATCGCGAGATGATTTAATCAATAAAGCTATTTTACTACTTCATTAAAAATCAGCGATCGCTTCATGACAAGCGATCGCTGAAACCCGAAAAACTGCATTTCTACCGAATATTAAACCATGAAATATCTACTAATCCTCGCATTGTTTTCTATTTCCACCCCTGCGATCGCGCAAGTTAATCGCACCGTTGGCAATGGCTTCTCTGACCTTGGTAAAATCACAGCTAAAAGCAATCAAGAGGCTTCTAGGCTATGCCGCAAAAAGGGCGGTAACGTTGTGATTAAGACTGGCAACAGATACACTTGCCACTATTTCCAGAGGTTAGCAAAATGATTGAAATATATTGGTTAGGCGATCGCTTTCACTGCACTGATAAAAAGCTAGAAGCCACGCATCAATTGGTGTTAGAGAGTAAATCAAACTCTAAATATATTTGTCAAAAGATGCAGAATTTAGGTTTTGACCTTGAAATAATCTGTCGTGATATATTCCCTAGAAATCAGCCGTTTCTTGAAAACTTAACTTTTTACCCCAAGAACTTACCAGTTGTTTGCAAGGGATTTACAATCAAAGAGATGGGAACTGGCTTTAATGTTTGCTTCAACCTAATCGGTTATGCCCTTGCCGCAAATAATCTAGGGATAGCTTTGCGGATATACGGCGGTTCTTTTCAAAGGTGTTTGCATCCTTTGCTTTATAGGACTTTAGAAGATTACTTCCAAAGTGAGAGTATCGATGTTTATAAGCAGTGTCCTTACTTTGCTGATTCGCAATATCTTAAATGCACCGTCAACCCTACGACTCCATGCAAGCAATGTGATGAGGCCCCACAGCTATTCAAAAATACTTCTATCGAATGGATTCAACTTGGCAACTGGCAACATATTTTAAAGTATCAGGATATTCAAAAACTCATTTACTCCTATGTGTAAAACGACAGACTTCACAAGGCTGTATGCCCTAACCGACGAGATGAAATACTCCGCCCAAAACAAGGGCTTAGATGAAAGAGCGTTACGCGCTCAACTGATTGAACTACGCAGCAAGATCAACCGCGAACTCGCGGCGATCGTTGTTACTAATACTAGAATTGAGTGATGATCTATTAAATTAAATCTTGAGGACAATCTGCGATAATAAAAGTGTAAAGCCACAAAACCACTGCCATGAAGTGAATGAAGCCCAAGCCAAAAGGTAGTAAGCCAAAGCCAAAGCCTTATAAATAGACCAAAAGAGAGAGCGATCACAATGATCGCTCTCTCTTTTGGTGTGGTTACTATTCTCTATAATCGTTGTAAATCTCAATGTCACATTCTGACTCATCAGCAGATCTTATAATCAAACTGTTTTCTGTTGAGAGATTGCATATTAATTTATAAAAATCAATAAGATTTTCTAACTTAACTTCCACAAAACCGTCAAAGATTTTAGGTTTTGTACAATTGAATCCAACAATAGCTCCATTTTCTATAAACGATTCAATATTTCTGGTAGCAGTTAATTTTACTTTCATGGTTACTCCTTTGTTAATTAATCTTGTTTACCCTCAACAAATAACTCACACCGCCGCCTCTTAAATTGCCATCGCTTACAAACCTTACAGAATGATTGCGGATTACGCTTGATGTATGCCTCGCTGTAGCCTGTGTGCAGATACCCTCCAGGGGTTTGGCAGATTTTGATTTGGGCTTGGTTGTTAGTTGTCATGATTTCAAAATATTTTTACGGGTTTAGTCATCACAATAAACCTCAGTCATTCCTACAATTGGTTGCGATTCAATAGCGACAATCTCAATAATTGCATCCAACAATCCTGTAATTGTTGCCGCTTGGTTATCAGACAATGCAAACCTAGCTAGTTTATGCGTATCTAAATCGATAGGATAATCAATCAAGTCAATGATTGACGCTGTTTGTGATGCACCAAAGAATAAAGCTATCTTTTTAATATCGATTACTCCATAGGATGAAGCACTAATTTGCCCTGCTGTTGCTCTGATCACGATTGTTTCCCTCAAAAAATTAATAAATTCCATTCCTAATCGCGTTAACCCAATATCTGCGATAGTCAGTTTTATTTTCCACTTTCTTGATTGTTTATTTACTAAAGATACTACCCTTGCTTCTCATCTAATTATATAAGTAAAAAGCATCCTTTTAGGGGGTAGTAGATAGTATAGTGATTAGTAGCTAATGAGGTAACAATATGGAAATAATTAGAGAAACCACAAGAACTACAACCTTGATAGAGTTTGAAGGTGCGGCGTATGTCCGTAATGAAGGTAACTCTAGTATTTGTTGGAAAAAAGAGTTAATGCCTTATTCGTATGAGTATTTTAAATCTACTGGTAAATGGTACGAGTTAACCGTCAACGGGGATCTCGAATGCGAACTACCAGAATTAGAACGCAAATATCAAGAACTAAAATCATGCAACTAAACCTAAAGCGCTTACGCAAGGCGCGATCGCTCACTCAAGAGCAACTGGCAATTCTTTGCGATGCCTGGTTAAAGAGTAAGAGCAATGCGACAACTATGCATAAATGCAGTTTACGCAAAATCCAAAAGTTAGAGCAGGGTTATTACAGGTTCTTGGAATTTGACCTAATTGACGCGCTTTGCAATGTACTGAATTGCAATGCTGATGATTTACAGGAGATTAGGAGATTGTGATTATGCAAGATTGGCAAGTCAAGCTTTATTTAGAATGGTCAACTTTTATGTGTTCGGTAACTTATCCTTACTACATGTTTGCTTTGTGGTGGATGGTAGTGACTAAAGATCCATATCTAGAAACCATTGGAGAGTCTAGACAATATTTTTGGGATTCACTTAGTTTTAATGAGATGTTTTAACCATGAGTGACACAGAAAAACAGCCAGAAAAACAGCGTATCCCGATCGCCATTTCATCACAGCAAATGGAAGATCGGTATAGGGTAGAAGCGTCTCGCGCAAAAGCTCAGAAGATGGGTGCCAGTTCTAGGATTTTGAGGTTATTTGAAAATGACGCTAGTTGACCACGAAATCGAAAAGCTTTGCGAAGAAAAGGGCGTTATCGTGCCATTTGACAAAGCAATGCTTAACCCACAATCACTCGATGTGCGGATAGGCTACACGCTGAAAACTGAGAACAACTGGCTTAAACGTTGTCTAACAGGTCAAGAGTTTACTACTCACGACTTAACCAAGTACTCAGAATCAAACCCGTTTTGGGTATCGCCACTAAGTTTTATTCTGACTTGTACCTACGAGACTTTCAATATGCCGAGTAATTACTCAGCAGAGTTTAGACTTA